ATACAGGATGAGTCCATCCTTCTCAGCGTTCATGAGCCCCCAAAACCACAAAAAGTTCAGGATTCCGAGCGCCTCAAACTTCGAGCACCCGAGCTGCTTATATAGCTTCCGCAATTTTGGCCCGTCAACGCTTTCATGTACGCTGATCCATGCCATTTTCTCACCTGCCTTCCTAAGTGGCGGTTATGCCGCTTTGGTAATCACTTCTCGCCCTTGAAGTCCGGCTGGTTACCGTTTTCGGGTTCGCTCTCCTTGGCGGGCTTGCTGGCGGGCGTACCACCGGAAGGCTCTTTGGGAGGGGTCGTGTCGGCAGGCTTTTCTCCGCTGCTCGCAGCGCTCATCACCTTCTCGGTGATCCTGTTGAACGCCGACGTGGGCAGCCCGTCCGTGGACTCGTATCCTTCCTGGGTCAACATCTCCTTCAGGATTTTATTTCCGTCCTTACCGTAGGCGCTCTTCACCATCTGAAAGAGCGTCTGCCGCTGTTCCTGAGTGATCGGTTCATCCTTCTCAACCTCCTGGACTTCGCCTGTGCTGGGGTCCACCACCAAGGCAAATCCATCGGAAGGGACGGCTCCCATGTCGAGCACCTCCTCCTGGCTGTAAATTCCCATAATCATGTCCGGGCAGTTCATGCGGCCAAAGAACGAGGCAGCCCGATAGCGAATCATTACCTCCGGCATGGTCTTCCACTTGCTGCCGGATTTCGTGGCCCATCCTTCATCATTCGCCATCTTCATGGTGATCTTGGGGCCCTCGACCTTGTGGCCAGAATAGTCCTCGGCCCATGCTTTGCAGCTCAGCCCGCCATCGGCAGAATCATGGCCAAACTCGAACTGGAGCTCGGTCTTGTACCGCTTGCTGCTGTTAATCATGGCGATAATCCACTGGCTCGACCATGCCGGATTCCCGTTGACGATGTAGAGGTTCTGCATCACCATCATCGGGCTTGTGTTGATACGGGACGCCATCTCAATAGCGATCATGCAGTTCCCCACATTCCCCTGATAGGCTTTCGGGACCACCGTCGACTGAGCGAGTGCGGTAGCCATCCGAGTCGCCAGGTTAAAGCTCTCGGCGTTGGCAAACACACTCAGCGCCCCACCGCCGGTTTTCTGCATAACCATGCCCTGGGATGCGGTTGCGGCCATCATCTCATTTTTTACCATAGTTAACCTCCTGTTGTTGGTGCGCCGGTCAAGACCGGACGCTGATGATTACGTCTTCCTTGTACTCCACGCCAGGAATGGCGATCTTGCCCTTGGACGCCTTGATGAGCTGGAGCACCAACTTCTCGTCCACCGGACGCAGTTCCATTCCGTTCAGGCTGACGGGGACCTTCTCGCTGTCAATCTTCGTGATCTTCCAGGTCTTGGTCTGGGAGACACCCTTAGCCTTCGGAGCCTGGGGCCGAAGACCGCCGCTAACGGCTACACCCTCCATCACCTCGGCCTCTGCCATGGCAAACTCGGCGCCCACGGCGTCGCCCCTGGACTCCGCCTCTTCGGCCTCTTCCAGCTTGCGGGCCATCTCGGCCTCGGCAGCTTTTCGCGTAGCCTCCTCCTGCTCCCTGCGGATACGTTCCTGCTCAATGGTGTAGTCGCTCATCTTGCGCTTCAGGATCTTCTCGGCGGACGCCAGCGGGTCAAGGATCTACTTCTTGTGCTGGTTCACGGCGGTGTAGGCTTCGTAGGTGGACTTCCGCATGGGCTCCCAGTATTCCGTCACCTGCTTCTGCATCGCCTTGACCTGCTTGGTCAGCTCACCAGCGAGCACAAAGCCCTCCTCGCTGGTTACGACCACACTGCTTGCCTGCTGCTCGATCAAGCTCACCTGCCGACCGAGCTTGTTCTCTTCCTCGGGCCGCTCGATCTGGGGCGGCTCTGCGGTGCCAAGGACAAGAGCATTGTTCCCTACAACTTTCGCATCGTTCATACTGACACTCCTCTCGATTTTTATTTGTAAGACTGTTCGTAGTCATACAAACTCTTCAGGGCTCCAACAACACGCCACCGTGTCGGGTCTTTTGCTGGGAACTCTGGGAAGGCCCACTTCCCGTCCTTCTTCATGTGCAGGATGTGCTTCCTCTGGATCTGGAGCCCGTGAGATGCCAGAGCCTGGGAGTACGCCTCAAGCTGGACACCGCAGGTCATTTCCAGCAACGTGTAGGTGGTCTTGAAGTCCACCAAAGCCAGCTCATCGCCCAAAATGCACAGGAGGTCAATCGTGCCTCCATACCGTAGGAGCTTGTGGTACATCTTCATCTCGGAGGCAACCAAGACCGGGTTGTACTTGTCCCACCACTCCCGAAATCCGTCATAATACCCCCGGTGCTCTGCCGGGATGTCCTCAATTCCGAATTTGAGCCAGTTCTCGATGCTGTTATGCACCGAAGTTCCTTTTTTGGCCGCGTTTGCCAAAGTCTGATTGCTCACTCCTGCGTAGCAGGTCGCTTTCAGCGGCTCCATCAGTTTTGACACGCTTGGTATCTGTACACCGTTCAGGCGGTAGATGTGTTGCTTCTCCTCAAATGTCAGCTCAGGCAGCTCCGGAATCTTAACCGTCGTAGCCGTCATAGATGTCCTCCTCCGTTGCTGTGTTCCAGTCGTGGCCCATCCTGGTCACGAGATCGCAGTACGGGATCTCGTCGATACAATCCTCACAGAGGATTACTCCGTCAATCACCCCGTATTCAGTCCCCGGCAGAAGTTCCTCACCGCATTCAGCGCACTTGATGGACTCCCCATTCTGTACGATCTTCCACTCGCCACCCAGCCTCGGGACGAGAATGCAGTAGGGGCAGCTGTCAATGCAGCCCTCACAATACTCCTCGCCGCCGATCCGGGCATATTCATCACCAGGATAGATGTCCTCTCCGCAGTCGAGGCATCTGAACGCCGCTGGTGGATCTGGTGCGTTCGGACATCCGCTCAGGCAGGGGGTGTAATGACAAATTTCGCACATTCGTTTAGCCTCCTTAGAAGATTGATTTGGTTCCTCATCACCAAGTCCTTCAGTTCGTTTTCAAACAGGACCGGAATATAGTCATCGCCCTTCCCATTCAGATCAACTTTTCTTCTGGTCTGAACTGCCGTGGCGTACACCTCATCAAAGCTGAAAGTGTGCCCCACTTCTCTCTGGACCTGGTACAGGATGTCGACCATGGCTTCCGCCATTTTTCTATCCATCCCAGCACCTCAACTTTCGTACGGGGACGGAAGGCTCCAATCGTACTCGGTCCCGCCTTGATGCTCCGTCGTGAAGCTGTTGTGCCAGCCGTCTCCCGTGAAGAAGCAATACTCCCTCGGGAGCGTCCTGCCAACGTCTGTGGCTCCATTTTGTTCATCCACCCAGCGGGTAAGTACGTCTCGGGCAAGCCATACCAAGTGCTCATCTACCGGGTTGCCCTCGTCGTACCCGTAGAATTGGTTTCTCTGGGTCACAATGTCGTACACACTCTCATAGCCGTCGTAGAACTGGTTTTCACCGTCAAGCCGATTGAGGGCGCACCACATACAAGCCGACATCTCGGTATCGGACCGAGTGATAAGCGCTTCTCCATAAGCCATCTTGGCCAGGGCGATCACGTCATCCTCTGTATACGGCTCATCTGGCTCAACGCCCGTTTCCGCCATACCAACGAGATCTGCGGCTCTGCATTGCCCAGCATCCGCTATGTAACTGGTTTTCTTTTCACTGAAATCTGGCGTATTTACGACGCCGCTGTCAGCTTTTGCCGCTCTGTTGAACCCAGCGCAGGCCAAAACTGAAAAGGCCATCGCGCCCAAGTACACCGCCACTTTGATGCGCCGCCTTCTGGCGGCCCTTTGTCTTCGCTCATATCGCGTCACAGCGTTTCACCTCTCCTTGTTTCCTTGGGGGAGCGCAAAACGGGGACACGTCGATAAACTTTTGTTTCCTGATTGCCTCGTCGAGCGCCCGCTCTCCTTTGATTCCATACTCCTCTGCGAGGATTCTCACAATCTCATCCGGGTTCAGCGTTACCGCCTCCCCCTTCTAATGCCATCTTGCCGATGATCTTCAGCTCACTTACCGTTTTGGCTAGCCCATCAAGGTAGTCCAGGACCTCCTTCAGCGCCGGTTTCTCGTCGTCCGTGATCCTTCCATCCTCTGCGATGTCCAGGAGCGTGTCCTTGATCTCACTGAGCTTGTCGACCTTCAGGCTCTTCAGCAGCTTCACCGTTACCCGGTCAATGCCGAGCACCTCATCTGACAAAGAATGCCGGCACCCAATCGGGCACTCATGCAGGCAGTAGTGATTGAGCAAGTGCGGCGCCCTATACAGGTCAGCCATGAGAACTGCCTTGTCCACCGGCATACATTTGGAGAGGCCAAGCTCTGCATCTGCCACGGCTGACACGGACATTCCCAGCCGTTCCGCCGCTCCCTCTCTGCTGCATAGCCTGTCGTCGTATTCTGCGGCCCTTTTTCTGGCTTCGTACCACGGATTTCCCGATGCCTTCGTCGCTTCACGTCCCATTTTTTTCACACCTCGAATCGCCTATAATAGTCACATAAACAGCAAGTGTTATCCAATTGGAAACGCACGGGCAAAAAACAGAGAAAGCGTCAGATCTTCAAGCGTTATCCAATTGGCAACATCCCGTCAAAGAAAAAATCGTTCACCTGTGCCGCCGTAAACCCAAGCACTCTCGTGACGATTACCTTCTCCTGGTCGGTAAACCTAACAAGACCTCTCTCCTTCTTCCCGTAAGAGGCTTCTGTGATGTTAAGTTGTTCGGCCATGTACTTCTGCGACAATCCAAGCCTTGTGCGGGCTCCTTTGATTTCGAGTGGTTTCATGATAAGTTCACCTCCATCTGCATTTCTGATTCAGTTGTTATCCAGTAGGATAACACTATGGTCATTATAATTTATTGCCGGGCCGTTGTCAAGATGTTTTTCGTCTTTTTCGGAAAATAAGTTGCGGAGCCGTCCAAAAAGTTATACAATAGCCGTGTTACGCAGCGGCCATGATGCCGCACAAAACTGGCCGGAAGGAGACCGCACTCATGGAGCTTCAATTCGACTACTCTAAATTTCGGGAAAATCTTCGCAACCTTATTGACGGCAGCGGGAAGTCTCTCAGAGCAACCGCTATCGACATGGGCGTCGCTTTCCCATCTTTGTCAAGGTATATCAACGGGCACCGCACCCCAGACCTGGACTATGTCATTTTCTTGGCGCAATATTATCATGTCCCCATTGGTTGGCTGCTCGGATTCAGTGAGGACCGGTATGACACGCTATCACCCGAAAGCAGAGAGCTTCTCGACCTTTACAAACTTGCTACCCCAGACGACCGCCGGGTTGTCGACGCTATACTCAACAAATACCGAGAGGAGAAATGACCATGTGCTTCGGCGAGAAGACGGGTCGTTCTGCCTTCATCGCCGTCAGAGGCACGGAGGTAGTGCGCCTAAACAAAACCCCACCCACCTATGAGAACCCTGTTTGCATCGGAGAATCCGTCCCAATCAGCGCGGACGGAAGACACATTTGCGATGTCGGCCTGTATGTCGGTCCGGCGGGAACCATCACTGTCTGCATCCCTCTGGCGCTTTGCAACGGAGATGTCCCCTCGGACGGGCTCCTTACGATCCGCCGCGTGGCCGATGTGATGCGCCAATGGACTCATGAACAGCTTGACGAGATCGCTGCCGACCACTTCTACCAGCGGGACGGACAAGCAACACTTGTAATCGACGCAATGGCCAGGCGGGGCCTGCTCGGCTATTCACGCAAGCAGACCTTCTACAATTCCATCGACGAGTCGCTTTCGAGCAGCACCCTCCTGTTCGTTCCCACGGAACCGTCCAACGCCCCCATGTCCCGCCGGGAGTTTATTAAGGCATTCTCGGCCAACCGGGGCATAGACCCCGACGACCTGACCAGCTTCATTTGCGAGCTGGAAACCATCGGCGGCGTGGTCGCCGTTGTCCGGGGCTCCCAGTTGATCGTATCGTACTACGGCCCGGACGGCGTCTCCCTTATACCTCTTTTCTACTTCAAGATCCTGCCGAACCGCTCGGATGTGTTTGTCCTGCCACTCACTGTCCGGCATTGCCTGGAGAAAAACGGTTTCCCCGTGTCGGCAGCTACCGGCCTGCTGGAGTTTTTCATTCGCTTTGCCGACAAGGACCTGCTCAACCCATCCCCGGTTGACGGGAGGGTGGCCATGCTATACCTGAAGCCTGACGCCCTCTTCTCTGGCGTGGGGGACCTGGTCTCTCAGATCAAGAGCTTTGCCCGTGCACTATCCTCCTGATAGGCTCAAAAGCAAAAAACACATGGGCATCGCTCCTGCGGTGCCCATATGTTTATCTGGTCTGGTTAGGTAAGGTTACGGTTACGGTTTAGGTTACGGTTATAGGCGGATTTTCCCCGGATTGTCCTATGGACGTTCCGGTGGACAATCCATATTTATAGGAGGATTTCATGGCTGCACAGATTCAGGACAAGCTCGCCGCCAAAAAAGCGGCAATCTACATCCGGGTCTCGACGCACTGGCAGATCGACAAGGACTCCCTAAAGGTACAGCGCCGGGAGCTGACCGCCTACGTCGAGATGCTCCTGGGAATCACGGACTACGTCATCTTTGAGGACCCCGGCTATTCCGCCAAGAACACGGACCGTCCGGACTATCAAGCCATGATGGACAGGATCCGCACCGGCGAGTTCACTCACCTGGTGGTCTGGAAAATCGACCGAATCAGCCGGAATCTGCTGGACTTTGCCTCCATGTACGATGAGCTCAAAAAGCTGGGCGTCACCTTTGTCTCAAAGAACGAGCAATTCGACACCAGCTCCGCCATTGGCGAGGCCATGCTGAAGATCATTCTCGTCTTCGCTGAGCTGGAGCGGCAGATGACCTCCGAGCGTGTCACGGCTGTCATGCTGTCCAGGGCCAACAATGGCCAGTGGAACGGCGGCAAGGTTCCATATGGCTACGCATGGGACAAGGAATCGCGCACCTTCAGCATCGTAGACCACGAGGCCAAGATCATCAAAAAGATGGCCGAGCTCTACGAACAGTACCAGTCTCTGCTCTACGTTGCCAAGTACATGAACGACACTGGTGTGCTTCCCAGGAGCGGCAAGCCCTGGAATCCCACCACGGTCCGCACAATGCTCACCAACCCGTGGTATATTGGGCAGTACGTCTACAACGTCCATTCCGGCGGTAAGGGGACCGACAAGCGCTCTGAGGATGAGTGGATCACGGTCGAGGACCACCACGAGCCCATTCTGGATGAACGCCTCTTCTACCGACTCAAGTTCCTGCTCCAGCGGAACCGGCGGGGTGGGGTAGCGGCCGGGCAAACCTACGTCAGAAAGAACGTCCACATTTTCGGAGGGCTTCTCCGGTGCGCAAAGTGCGGCTCCAACATGACTTCCAATCAGGACCGGCGCCGGGCCAACGGGATCCGTCCTTCCATCTACGCCTGTGGCAGCCGGCGGAGGCACCAGACATCCTGCACCAACAAGTACATCTCTGACATGACCCTCGGGCCCTTTGTCCTGAACTACATCGCCAACATTATCCGGGCCGCCAGAACCCATTCCGCCACAACCTCAACCGAGACGCTGGAGCGCAAGCTGCTCCGGGGCGACGCTTTCGCAGACGTGGCCAGCATTAACCCGGAGGCACTCTCTCAGCTCATCGACAAATTCAACGCCGCCGGCGACGCTGAGGAATACCGCCCCCAGCTCGCTCTTTCCAGCCAGGAGGACTCCATCTCCGAGGCGGATACCCTAAAATCCAAGCGGCAAAAGCTCGAAAACGCCCTGGCCCGGCTGAACGCCCTCTACCTCTACGACGATGAGGCCATGCCCGAAAAGGACTTCGTCATGCAGCGGTCGCAGCTCTCCCAGCAACTCGAAGAGGTGAACGCCAGGCTCGAAGCTATTCAGGCCGCAGACCCTGACAGCGGCTCCGGCGCGAGCCGTGACTTTCTCAGCAAGGCCAGCTACTACATCATGACCGAAAAGCTGGTGGAGGATCGCTACCTCGACTATGAGAAGTACATCCGCACGATTGACCCATCCGTTCCCAGGAGCTTCCTGGCCTCGGTCATCGACCATATCGACGTGGACGACGGTCGGGTGGTCTCCATCACTTTCAAGAACGGCATAGAGCACCGCTTCATCTACAACGACTGATGGGCGGCAGCTAAAGAGGGCGGCGGATTCCTCCGTCGCCCTTTTAATCTTGAGAAGCATCGTCAAAAAACTTTGCATAAACAGCAAAATAGTCTTGACTTGGTGTCTTCATGGTTTATGCTTAGTGCGGAAAACGATGTTGCAAGCGCAAAGCGGAAGGAGGTGTATAACCTTGAAACTCAATCCTGATTGCACAAGAGATATTCTGCTCGCATTGGAGGACTTTATCGAAAACGGGAGAGTACAATACACATTTGAGAGCTTCGATGATGTCAAAGAAACCCTACGGCTTGACGAATACTCCGTTGATGAAATTGAATATCACTTGAGACAATGTGACATGAGTGGGCTACTTGTCGGTTCCAGATTTCCTTGTAGCGGGGGATTTCTCATCACCGATATTTCGCCCAAGGCGCATCAATTCTTGGCAAACACACGGCCCCAAACGATGTGGGAAAAAGTCAAAAGCGTCGGCAAAAAAGCCGGAATAATGGAGCTGAACTCTCTTATGGCTGTTGCTCAGGAACTCGCTTCAAAAGTCATCGAAAATCAACTTGGCCTCTGAAGAATGTCCCTGACAATGTTTCCTATCACTTTTTGCCGGTACGCTTCAATCTCTTCATCGTCTGGCTCTCTCGCACCATGTTCAAGAAAGAACATCGTCAGAGCATAGCAACCAATTTTATAACTGAAGCATTTCAAAGCGAAGTAAACCAACGCAACGAATAGCAGCACTTGCAGCATCGCTTTTCCTCCTCCCCTCGCATAGACGGGTTGTACCGCCATTATACCAATATTCATCAGAATACGCAAGACCTGCAAAGCAAAAACTAACCCCCAGAACGGTTTAAGCCGTGTCTGGGGGACTTTTATTCATCAATTTCTGACATTTTATGCAGAAAAAAGTTGTGCATTTTTATAAACATCCCCCCAAAGCTAACGATGCCTGATGCTTTAGAAGCGACAAAATAGCCTTCAAGCCGTTTCCATCTGGCTAACGATCATCTCCCGAAACCGTTGATTTTTCAGCATTTTCCGGCTTTTCGGCGTTTTCCCCTATCCCGCCTGCAATAAACATCGCATCCCCGAAAGAGAAGAACCGGTATTTCTCTCGGACGGCCTCCTCATACGCGGCCAGCACATGATCCCGGCCCGCCAATGCGGATACCAGCATGATCAGCGTACTCTCCGGCAGATGAAAATTCGTGATCAGCGCATCCAATACCTTGAATTTGTATCCCGGATAGATAAAGATATTAGTCCAGCCAGCCTTTGCCTCCATATGCCCGGAATCATCCGCCCAACTCTCAATGGTCCGGCAGGATGTGGTGCCTACACAGATCACCCGGCCTCCCTCCGCTTTGGTCCGATTGATCAGCTCCGCCGTCTCCTGGGGAATGACGCAGTATTCGCTGTGCATATCATGATCTGCGATCTCCTCCTCCTTGACCGGACGGAAAGTGCCAAGACCGACATGAAGCGTCACATACCCAATATTCACCCCCATTGCCTGAATCTGCTCCATCAGCTCCCTGGTGAAATGCAGTCCGGCAGTCGGTGCGGCAGCGGAACCAGATACGCGGGAATAAACCGTCTGATACCGTTCCCGGTCTTGCAGCTCCGCCTTGATATAGGGCGGCAGGGGCATCCGTCCCAGACGCTCCAGTATCTCCAGGAAAATCCCCTCATAATGAAACCGTACCATCCGGTTGCCGTCCGCCGCTGCTCCTACGATCTCGCCGGTCAGCTCACCGGCTTCCCCGAAGGATACCCTGGCTCCGGTGTGGAGCTTTCGGCCCGGACGTACCAGACATTCCCAAATGTTTTCTCCCCGGTCAATCAGGAGCAGTACCTCGCAGGCCCCGCCCAGGGTGCCGTCCCCATGGACCCGGCTTCCCAGCAGTCTGGCGGGCAGCACCCGGGAATCGTTCATAATCAGACAATCTCCGGGACGCAGCAGAGACGGCAGATCATAAAAGTGCATATGCGTCCATGCACCGGTATCTTTATCCAGCGCCAGCAGCCGGGAAGCGTCCCGCCTGGGAGACGGCGTCTGTGCAATCAGCTCCGGAGGAAGGTCATAATAAAAATCATGTGTCTTCAT